CGGCTGTCTGAGTACGAGCGCGAACGTGCGATGCATGTGCCGACAGTGGAGGTGCGCGTACAAGGACCTGTGAGCCTGATAGTGTTCGAGTGGGCGGACAATGCCGAAAATACCGAGAGCAATGGTTATGAGGGATGATATGGTGGCCATAGCCATCGGCGCAAGCTGTCGGGCGGCCAAATGGGAAAACAAAAACATATCCTTCGCTGCACTGGCCAAGCGGTGCAGCACACCACTGATAACCAACGAAACCATGGCCGAGTATGCGGAAATGTCCAAGGACGAGCGTCTGAAGGCCAAGGATGTCGGCGGCTTCGTCGGGGGCGTGTTGCTCAACGGAAAGCGCAACAATCGGAGCGTGCTGTCGCGGAGCATCGTGACGCTGGATGCGGACGAGGCCAAGGAAGACGTCTGGGAGCGCTTCTGTCGCGTGTTTGAGGGCGCGGACGCATATTTATACTCCACGCATTCACACACGGCTGAGAGGCCGCGTGTGCGCCTCGTGGTACGTGCCGCGCGACCGATGATGCCGAGCGAATATACCGCCACGGCTAAGCATATCGCAGAGGCTGTAGGTGTCGAAATGTTCGACAGTACGACCTACGAGCCGGCGCGTATGATGTTCTGGCCGTCCTGCAGCTTCGATGCCGACTTCGTGTATCGCCGTCAGGAGGGCGAAGGCGTGGCGGTGGTCGAGGGTTGCGGCTATAATGAGAGCTATGGGAATAATGGGAGCAATGGGAATAATGTGGTGCAAGAGCCTACCGAAAAGCCCGGAGTGATAGGCGCATTCTGCCGGGCGTATACGATAGACGATGCCATCGGGATGTATCTCGGCGGCGTGTACACACCTTGCGACCATGCCCCCGGGCGATACACCTATGCCGGGGGAACGACTTCCGGCGGGCTGGTGACGTATGATGGCAAGTACGCCTACAGCCATCACCAGAGCGACCCAGCCGGGGGGCGTATCCTCAATGCGTGGGACATCGTGCGCCTGCACCGCTGCAGCGGCGGAGAGGCAGAGAGCCAAAGGCAGATGGAAGAGTTGGCGCTAAAGGATGGCCGTGTCAAAGACGAGATGCGGCGCACACTGGCCGCCGACTTCGAGGGCATGGACGCGGACGCTACGGCAGCAGGTGCGGCGGATGAGGAGGCAGCGGACGACTGGCGCGAGCAGTTGGAGTACACCAAGGGTGGCGGCATCAAGCCGACTCTGAGCAACTGCGTGCTGATAATAGAACACGACGAGGGACTGCGCGGGCGGCTATGGCATGATGATTTCAGCGGCTACAATGTAGTCGTGGGCGGGCTTCCGTGGCGTGAGGATGCGGTGAGCTGGAAAGACGACGATAGCGCCAACCTGCGCGTATACATAGAGAAGCGTTATGGTGTCGAGGGCAAGGGTCGCATCGAAGATGCGCTGGTGTCCGTGATGACGACCCACCATCGGCATCCGGTCAAAGCCTATCTCGAAAGTCTGAAATGGGACGGAGAGGAACGACTGGATCGTTTGGTAATAGACTACCTCGGGGCTGAAGACAACGCACTGACGAGGGCTATGACTCGCAAGCATTTTACAGCAGCGGTGGCGCGTATCTACGAGCCGGGTGTGAAGTACGACTACTGCCTGATCTTGGTGGGACCCGAAGGCTGCGGCAAGTCCACTCTGTTCGCAACGATGGGCGGAGAGTGGTACAACGACAGCCTGACGACGATGGACGGGAAAGAAGCGATGGAGCAGCTTTCGGGCGGCTGGGTGTTCGAGTTACCCGAAATTACGGCGCTTAAGCGAGCTGAAGTGGAGAGTATCAAGAGCTTCCTATCGCGACAGTGTGATGCCTACCGACGTGCCTACGGCCAGAGGGTGGTACGCTATCCGCGTCAATGCGTCTTCGGCGGTACAACCAACGAAGAATATTTCCTCAAGAGTAAGACCGGCGACCGGCGCTTCTGGGTGGTGGCGGTCAATCCCGAATTGCGGACGCATCGATACTTCCGGCGTGACCTCAAGCGCGACCGCGACCAGATATGGGCCGAGGCCGTATACCGCTATCGTCAGGGCGAAGAACTGATGCTGGATGACGAATTGGCAGCGCAGGCCAAGACCCGACAGAAGGCGTACAATGACGAGGCTGACGACCCTATCAAAGCATCCTTCATGGAGTGGCTGGACGAGCCTGTACCGCGCACATGGGAGACGTGGGGGGCAGAGCAGCGGCGCAGCTGGTACACCGAGGACAGCCCGCTTCGGGCTATCGGGTCGGTGGCGCGTCAGCGTGTGGCACCCAAAGAATTTCTGTGGGAGAAGTTAGGTATGACGGTAAACGATCCCAACTACAAATGGAGGGCGCGTGATGTCTCGCGGTGGCTCAAAGAGTGCGGATGGGACGGCCCGACTATGTCGAAACACTGCGAAATGGCCTACGGAATACAGAAGTCGTACAAGCGTTCGGACGAAAAAACGAGCGAAAAATGAGCCGCGAGTTCGAAATTTGGTTTACCGTTTACCTTTGGTTTACCTTTTGGTTTACCGCTATAACACTAATTGTCAATGCGTTACCAAAAGGTAAACCAAGTAAACCAAAAAAGTACATAAACAAATATATGGTAGTATATATAGCATATAGCGTATATACATATAAAAAACGTAGGCATATATACGCGTACGCGCGCACGCGCGTAGGGTTTACCAAATGGTTTACCTATTAAGCTAACAGACTGAATATGAGTAAAGAAGAAATGAACGATACAAAAACCTCGAAAAGTTCGGCGGTTTACAAGGTTGACAAACGAGGCATGAGCGCGCTGGTGCATCATGCCGAGATGAGCGAGAAGGCGATAGAGCGGTACCTCGTAGGCGAATGCGAAAAGCGCGGTTGGCTGTGTTTGAAATACGCCAATATGACCGAGAGCGGCTATCCCGACCGCTTGATAGTGATGGACGGCGGTCTGACGGTATGGTGCGAGCTGAAAAGTGCGGGGCAGGTTATGCGGCCTCTGCAACAGCGGCGCTATGAGCAGCTGGCTGCGATGGGGCATATCGTGAAAGTGTGCGACAGCCGCGCGAGTGTGGACGAGTATATACTCAGACTTGAGAGATATGCGGCAGGACTATAAACCGCACGAGTACCAGAGGCGTGCGATACGGTACGTAGAGGATACGCCGTATTGCGCACTTTTTCTCGACATGGGACTGGGCAAAAGCGTAATAACGCTGACGGCGATACGGGAGTTGATAGACGCCGCCGAAGTCGAGCGCGTGCTGGTGATTGCGCCGCTGCGCGTGGCGCAAAGTACATGGGCGCAGGAAGCCGCCAAATGGAGGCATCTGACGGGGCTGCGCGTGTCGGTGGTAGTCGGCACCGCCCGACAGCGCGAACGCGCGTTAGAGAGCGCCGCAGACGTCTATGTGACTTCGCGCGACAACTTCGTGTGGCTGTGTGGATACTACGGCGGGCGGCTGCCTTACGATATGTGCGTAATTGACGAATTAACGAGCTTCAAAAATGCGCGGAGTGTGCGCTTCAAGGCCTTTCGCAAAGTGCGCGGCTGCTTCGGGCGTATTGTGGGGCTGACGGGGACTCCGGCGCCGAATACGTTGGTAGACTTATGGGCACAGATGTACTGCATCGACGGCGGAGATGCACTGGGTAAGAGCCTGACGCGCTACCGCGAGCAGTACTTCGATATAATCCGTGTCGGGCATATTCCTATCGCAGTGACTGCGAAGCTCGGGGCGGCCGAGGCGATACAGACGGCCATAGCGCCGGAGGTACTGACCATGAGTGCCGCCGACTACCTGACACTGCCCGAGATGGTAGAGCACGATGTGGCCGTGACGTTGGACGAGAAGACCTATAAGGCCTACCGTGCTTTTGAGCGCGACCGCGTGGCCGAGACCATGGCCGGGGAGGTTACGGCGGCGAGCGCTGCCGTGCTGATGGGTAAGCTCGGCCAGTATGCCGCCGGTGCGGTGTATGCCGATGAAGGAGGAGTACAGCGGCTTCATACGGCCAAGGTCGATGCGTTAGGCGAGATTGTGGAGGCGGCGCAGTCGCCTGTGCTGGTGTTCTACCGCTACCGCTTCGAGGCCGAGATGATAGTAGAAGCGCTGAGCAAGCAGTACCGCGTACGTCGATGCGAGGGCGATGCCGATGTAGTGGCGTGGAACAGCGGCGAAGTAGACGTACTGCTGGCGCATCCGGCGTCCGTGGCTTATGGGCTGAACATGCAGTCGGGCGGCCATTATATCGTCTGGACATCGCCGGGCTGGGATTTAGAGCAATATCTACAAGCCAATGCGCGACTGCATCGACAGGGGCAGCGTCAGCCGGTACACGTGTACCGCTTAGTGGCAATCGGGACGGTGGACGAGCGGGCGGTGGCCGCACTGGCGCGAAAGGATGGAACGCAGCGGGCGATGCTGGATGCGTTGAAGATGATGTCGAATATTGAATAATTATTATTACCTTTGCATACAGATTGTTAGGAATGCCCAAGGACCGTAATACCATTAAGATGACCATGCGAGTGGATGCCGAGACGCACGCGCAGATCCGCGCAGCGACAAGGAGAGTAGGTATGCGCAGCGCCAACGCCTTCACGGCCGCGGCGGTGCGCGCGGTCCTGGGTATGCTTAATAGACCGCGGGCGTTGCCCGGCGATACGATAGAGGCCGAGATAGCGCGGAGCTTCGCGGCATATGGCGATGCCGAGCCGACGCCGAACAATACATTACCCAACAGACAGAGGAGGAGACGAAAGAATGAGAACGAGGATTGAGAGTCGAAGCGGAGTGTACCGCAGAATGATAGTGAGTGCGCGGTGGCGGAGGTTGCGCGCGCAGGTGCTGCAGGCGCATCCGCTATGTCAGGAGTGCGAGCGCGCCGGGCGCGTGCGTGCGGCAGCCGAGGTGCACCATATAACGCCGGTGGATAGTGTGCCGACTGTGGTAGCCAAGGAGGCGCTGATGTATGCGCCGAGTAACCTCGTGTCGCTGTGCCATCGGTGCCACATGGCCGCACACCGCGAGTTAGGCAAAAACGACTATAGGCAGCGCAAGGAGCGTGAGCGCGAGCAGTTGGAGGCATTCTATGCCGAGATGTTCGGGGAAAGTGATGGTACTAAAGGGAGCAATGGTAATAATGAAAACGATGTATAGGGGGGCGTGTTTTTTATTTGAGGGTGGCCTTGATTAACCTCACCCCCCTCTTTTTTTTATGCGCGAGGTGATTTTGGAAATAGGGGAAATGGATAAATAACAGAAGATGAGAACAACGAAGAATATACAAGATGCGATAACGAAGTGTCTGCGGCGAGCCGGGCGCTATGCGCCGGGCATGCAGTACCAAATCGCCGCGTTGGCGTCGGCAATGCACACGCTGACACTGGCCAATGCCGAGTGCGACCAGTTGGAGGGTGCGACCATCGAAAACGCGACGAAAGAGGGAAAACGCACGGTGATACATCCGGCCATCAAGGCGCGACAGATAGCCGAGGCGAGTATTACGCAACAGGCGAAAAATCTGGGGCTGACAGTGGACGCGCTGATGAACGAGGTAGATAGCGATCCGCTGATAGATCTGACCCGCGAACTCAAGGACGAAAGCGGTGCGGTGATACGCCCCGAGTGATATGACCGAGAGCGAGCGCGAGCGGATGCGGCAGGCCAAGGCTGCGGCGGTAGAGCGACTGGCGCGCGAGGACGTCAGTCGCTATCGTCTTGCGGAGGTGGATGAGCGTCTGGAGCGTTATGTGCTGTCGGTTCAGGGCGACCCCGATGGGCATTGCGTATGGGATGTGCTGGCGGTGCTGCGCTTCCTCGGGCACTGTCGACGCTACGGCATAGACGTTGGGGCGGTGCGGCGCTTCGCGCGGTTTTATGAGAGCCTATATTTCCCGGGCAAGGCAGGGCCTACGCGCTATCGACTGACGGCGGTGCAGTACTTTCAGTTTGCGGCGATATACGGCTTCCGCGCGGATGGCCGCAGGGTTACGCGTGAGGCGTGCCTGTTTGTCCCGCGCAAGTATAGCAAGACCACGAGCACGGCTGCGATAGCCGCCTACGACCTACTGTACGGCGATGCTAATGCCGAGGCCTACACCGGCGCCAATAGTGCCGACCAAGCAAAGAAATGCTTTGATGTGCTTCGCGGAATAGTGCGATGCTTAGATCCGCACGGCCGCCGATATGTAGTCAACGAGCAAGCCATCAAGAGCCTGCGGAGAGACCGCACGGCCATAGCGCAGTGCCTGACAGCCAACGCGCGGACAAAGGACGGCCTGAGTGCTTCTACGGTGATAATGGACGAGTTCAGCCAGGCGCGCGACAATACGCTGCTGTCGGTGCTGACAACGTCCATGGGCATACGGCGTGAGCCGCTGACGGTGATAATAACGACCGCATCCGATGTCATAGACGGACCCTTTGCGGCGATGCTTAGAGGCTATAAGGCTATGTTATTAGGGGATGCAGAAGACGATCCCGGAGTATTTGCGCATCTGTTCGAGCCGGACGCCGATGATGCCGAGGACGATGTGCGCACGTGGCGCAAGGTGCAGCCGCACATGGGCATTACCGTCTCCGAGGACTTCTATCGCAACGAGTACACCTCGGCCAAGCGCAACGGAGCCGAGGCGATGCTGGCATTTCGGACAAAGCTACTCAACACCTTCGCCGTCAGCGACAGGCGCGCGTGGATAGGCGATGAGGCCATAGCCGAGGCGATGCAGCCCATAGACCTGACGCCTCCGACGGGCAAGAAGCTCGATGCGATGGTGGCCATAGACCTAAGCGTGCGCAACGACTTCAGCGCCGTCACTGCCGGGGTGTACGACCCTACGGCCAAGGGCTACCGCTTCCATACCGCGTATTTCTTTCCCGAGGGCGCTTTGGCGGGGCATCCAAACGAGCGGCAGTATCGGGCATGGGCCACGCAGGGGTATCTGCGACTGATGCGCGGTCCCGTCATCGACTACCGCGGTATCGTAGACTATATCAACTATCTGGCTACGTGTGTGCGTATACGTGCGATAGGTTATGACGCCTACGACAGCCTCGAAGTGGTCAATATGCTCCGCAATAGCGGAGGCGAGGGGATAGTGCGTCCCGTCAAGCAAAACAATGCCAATTTCACCGCGCCCGTGTCCGCTATGGAGCACGCGGTGTATACCGGGCATGTGGTGGTAGACGACAACCCGATAACGCGGTGGTGCTTCGGCAACGCAGTACTGGACACCGATATGATGGGCAATACTAAGCCCGTCAAGCGTAGCGAGTACCAGAAGATAGATGGTGTCATAACGATGCTGATGTCGCTGCGTCTGTTTTTGGATGCACGCAGGTAACGAAATTGTAATAGTTAAACTTCGTTAAACTTTTAATAAAAGGGCGAAAAAGGGCAAAAAGTGCCGTCACTTTTCGCTTTACGGTCGGCTATGTAGAGGGACATATTTGCGTCCCGGATATATGACCGAAAGAAGCAAGAACATACGAGAGACGGACGGCGTGTTTGGCGGGCTGCGGCGTGTCGTGGGCAAGTATTTCCAATATGGAAATAGTCGCCGCACACGGAGTATGCGGCGCGAGGTGACGATAGACCGCAGTCTGCTGATGAGCGAGACTGCGGCGCATGATGTGCCCGTCAACAGCGTTGCGGACGCTATGAGCATTGCGGTAGTCAACCGTTGTGTGCAACTGATAAGCGGAGCCGTGTCGGCACTGCCGTTGCGCCTGCTGGCGTGCGGTGCGGACGGGGTATTCGCGCCCGTGCCCGAGGGGGACGGCAACAACCTCCAGTATCTTTTGGCCGTGCAGCCCAACGACCGCGACAGCGCCGTAGAGTTTTGGACGAAAGCGATACAGCAAATGCTGCTGTTAGGTAATGCCTACATCATACCGCGTTACTACGAGAGTGCGCCGTATGCGCTTCGAGAGCTGCGGCTTGTAGGAGCCGATGCCTCGGTGGTGTATGACCGCTTTTCGGAGACGTACACCGTCACCGACACCGTGCAAGGTCTGTCGGGTAGATATGCCGAGGGTGATATAGTACGTCTGAGTTGCCCGAGCTATGACGGCACGCCTGTAGGTGTGGGGCTGATAGTGGCCGCCAATACCGCGTTGCGGACAGTGGCCACAGCCGACCGCGAGATGCTGAGGCGTTTCGCCAACGGCTGTATGCCTACCGGATTTATTACCAACCCCCGCACGGTAGAGGGGTACGGCGAAGTGCAGGACGAGGAACTCGACCGCCTGGCCGGAGCACTACGCTACAGCATGCGGCACGGCGATTATCTGAACGTGCTGTACGGCAATGCCGAGTTCCACGGGGTGCAGATGACGGCGCAGGACGCGCAGTTTGTACAAAATCGACAATGGGCGTTGCGCGACATCTGTCGCTTTTTTGGAGTGCATCCGTCCTACGTGATGGACGAGACTTCGAGCAACTACAAGAGCGCCGAGATGGCCAATGTGGCGTTTCTGAGCAACACTCTGAATCCGCTGCTGCGTAAGATAGAAAACGAGTTGCAGCGCAAACTGCTGAGCCGCGGAGAGTGCGCACGGCGTCGTATATCCTTTGACCGGTCACAGCTGTACGCCTGCGATCTGGACAGCAAGGCGCGATATATGTCCGCGCTTATGGGTGCGGGCGTAGCCACCGTCAACGAACTGCGGCGTGCCGACGGCCGCCACCCCGTCGAAGGAGGCGATACGCCGCTGGTAAGTGCCAACCTGCGGCCTGTCGGTGAAAACACCGGGAACAATGATAACAATGATAACAATAAGAACAATGGGAACAAAGAATAATAAGACCAAGCGCGAGTATATGACGCGCGAGCTTCGGGCATCCGAGGATGCCGACAGCCGCCGTATCGAAGGGTACGCCATAGTGTTCGACACGCCCTCGGCGTCGATGGGCGTAGAGTGCCTCAAACCGGTATACGAGGAGATAGCGCCCGAGGCCGTGACCAAAGAGATGCTGGACGGCTGCGACATCCGCATGAACCTGTACCACGACCGTCACCGCCTGCTGGCGCGGAGCAAGAAAGGCGTGGGCACGTTGGAGTACAGTGTAGACGAGAAAGGCGTGCATTTCGCCTTTGAAGCACCGCATACGCCCGACGGCGATACTGCGCTGGAGCTGGTGCGTAGCGGGGCGCTGGACGGCTGCAGCTTCGCTTTCTACATGGACTACTCGGACGACACGGCCGTGTCACGCGAGGATGCCGGCGACCGCGTGATATACACCATCCGCAAGATACAGGACATAGACGATTTCACCCTGACCGACCGCCCCGCCTATCCCGACACAGAGTGCGCCGCGCGTGAGGCTGCTGAGAGTGCGGCCTCACAAGCGAGCGCCGAGTGTGTGGCGCGGTTGCGCGAGCGTGCAGGGCGCACATATTAACGTTAACAACCTATCTAACAATAAATTATATTATGACACCGAAAGAAAAGAGAGAAGCGCAAAAGCGCTACAACGAAATTGTCGAGGAGTTTCGCACCCTGGCTGACACCCTCGAAAAAGAGAACCGCGGGTACACCGCTGACGAGCAGATGCGCGTCGAAGAGCTTCGCGCCGAGCAAGACCGTATTTCGGCACGTCTGCGCGGCGCAGCCGAGGCCGTAGCCCTGACACCGGCACAGAGCGCCGCACAGCGTCTTGCCGAGGCCGAGCGCGTTATCCGCGAGAACGTGAGCCGCGGTGTGTCCACCACCATTCGCCTTGTGCGCGAAGACGCCGAGGGCGGCAGCGGCACCGGGTCCGACGCCCCCACCCCGGCCGTCTCCACTGTCACCGATATAACCGTGGCGAATGCCGGCAATATTGTCCGCATCAACCTCCAGGACGTGCTTATGCCGTTGCAAGAGGGCTTGATCCTCGACAAGGTAGGTCTGCCGCTTATGACCGGGCTGGTAGGCGAGTATGTGTGGCCTGTGGCGTCTATGGTAGAAGCCACCATCGGCGGCGACAATATGGAGTTGAGCGAGCAGAAAATAAGCCTGTCCGCACTAAAGGCCATTCCCGACACTATCGGCGTGACCTGCGGTGTTACCCGTCGCACCATCAACCAGAGCGGCGGCATCATCGAGACCATCGTCAAGAACCTGCTGCCACTGGCTGTCGCTAAGGCCGTCAACAAAGCAATGTTCGGCACCACCGCCGCCACCGGCGCGACCAACCTCGTAGGTCCATTCGTAGGCAAGACCCCGACCCAGATAAACAAGACCTTCGTCGACATCAACAAGCTCAAGGCTGCCGTGCTTAAGAGCGGCGTTGAAGGAGAGCATATGGCATGGGTAATGACCAAGTCCACCAAGGCCATCCTCGAGGCCACGAGCAAAGACACCGGCAGCGGCATCATGATATGCGAAAACGATATGATAGCCGGCATCCCCGTATTCACCACCGAGTTTATCGGCGACGACTACATCGGCATCGGCGACTTCACCTATCAACCCGTGGGCCAGTTCGGCGACTTCAGCTTCATCGTAGACCCCTACACCGAGGCGCGTAAGGACGTAGTGCAATTCACCTTGCATGTAGACTTCGGCACCAAGACGCTGCGCTCCGAGGCCTTTGTTCTCGGCAAATTCAAAGCCTGATAAATGTTCCTCGATCTCGACATAGTCAAGCGTTACAACATCATCGACGACCTCGGCGCGGATGCCACCGCGGCCGAGGCGCCGCTGGTGACGTTGGCCATGGGGTCGGCCTGTGCCGAGGTGTGCAATATCGTACAGCGTAGCGAAGCCGACATCATCGAGGAGTACGGCGAAGTGCCGTCCGACATCGTTATGGCGGCGCTGATGCTGACTTCGTTGTATTACAATAACCGCGATGGCGAGGCGTCACAGACGCCCGTGCGCGTGCGTCAGATGCTGGCGCCGTACCGCCGTTTCCCCAAAGACCTGCAGGCATGAAGATAGGACGCATGTATACACGGCTGCGCTGGGAGCGTCCCAAGACGTCTGTGACGGTCACGGGTGCGCTGCTGGCCAAATACACCACTCTCGGCATTATCCACGCCGAGCGGGCGTCTATGCGCGCCACAGAGCGCAACGAAGCCGGGGAGATGTACGCCGATATGCACGCCGAGTACTACGTGCGCTATCTGCATGTCATCCGCCGAGGAGACCGCCTGACCGAGTTATCGGCGTCCGATACCGACAGCGGCGCGCTGATGGAGGTGACCGCCGTCATCTCCAATCGACGCAAGGGCTTTAAGACGATAATATGTGACCGCGTAAACTTATGAGCGACAAGGAGACCATCCAAGAGCTACAGCGCGACTTGCGCAGTCTGGCGGCACAGCTGACCGAGCAGCAGAAGGCGCGCGCCCTCAAGGGAGCGTTACGTGCCGGGATGCGCATACTGCGCAACGAGGCGCGGCGCAATGTCCGAGCCTCGGGCGTGCATAATGCGTCCGCTTTGGCCAAGAACGTCTTAGGCGTAGCACCTTACGGAAAAAACAAGTTGGGCATGCGCGTCTATCTGTCCAATCGCGCGCGTAAGGCCATGCACCTCAACCGCCGCGGTCAGCTCAAGCCGGCGCTGTTTTGGTTAGAGGACGGCACAACGTCTCGCGGCAGCCGTCAGCCTATCAATGCGCTGGGGCGTGCCGAGCAGGCCAAGGCGTCCGAGGTTGAGACCCGACTGGGCGAATTGTTCGACAAACAGATCGAAAAACAACTGAAGAGAAATGGCTGGATCTAAAACAGAAAGAAGCATAAATTTTCCGCGTACAGGCCTATCCATAGGCCTCGCGATATACAACTTTATGATGGACCGCGGACTGCCTGCGTATCCGGTGGTGGCGATGCCGAGCGCCAACGGCGCAGCACCGCAGCTGCCCTATGTGGTGTACTCATTGGCCGGAGTGACCACACGCGCCGATAAGACCCTGCCCGGGCCGCGCAGCGTGTCGGTAGTGCTGACATGCTACGGTACTGGATATGACGAGGCTTTAGAAGTGGCCGAGATGGCAAACAATATGCTGTCTCAGCGCTTTGAGGATGCCGAGTTCGAGGGGATGGTTATCCGCGGCATACAGTTAGAGAACGCATCGGACGGGTATGACGGTGATGCGTACTATTTTGCGTTAACTTACAGAATATTAACAAATTAACACAATAAATAATTATGGCAACAAAAACAGGATATGTAAACGGTAGCGATATGCTGCTGATAATAGGAGAGAAGGCCATAGGCCACTGCACCACGCACAACGTGAGCATCTCAGCCGAGACCAAAGACCGCGCGGTTAAGCCGCCCAAGGCAGACGCGCTGACCACAGCGCTCTATAAAGAAAAAGGCATCACCGGACTGTCCGTATCGATTTCGTGCGAAGGGCTGCATTATTACGGCGAGGAAGAGAATGGTTTTGCAGCACTGATGGCACTGGCCTCCGCCGCCACGCCTGTGACGGTGAAATGCTTCGAGCGTGCTAACGACAGCAAGCCCTATCTATCGGGCAGCTTCGTTATTACCAAGTGCGACCACACAATGCCCGCCAACGACGATGTGACCTACAGCCTCGACCTTGAGAACACCGGCGCGGTGACTTTTGACGGCACCGGCCTGACCACCTCAACGACAAACGTACCCTAATGGAGACGACTATCAAGATAGGCGAGCAGGAGTACCCCGTGCGCCAGACGATGGCGGCGCTTGTGGACTTTCGCGAGGCCACGGGCAAAGAAGCCTACGAGATTACGGGGCTTTCGGATGCGTGCCGCATGCTGTACTACCAGGTACGCGCTACGGCCGAGGCAGACGGGCGCGAGTTCGATATGGACTTCCGGACGTTTGCTTTGCGCGTAACGCCCGAGGACATACAGCGCTGGGGCGATGCCGTCAATGCCGAGAATGCCAAAGGGTCAAAAAAAAAGATGACGGCGAAAAAGTAGACATACTGCGACTGCAGGCATACGCGCTGACCGCCCTCGGGATGCCGCTCGACACGTTCAGGCGGCTAAGCCCGAGGGCGTTCGAGCTTTGTATGGAGGAGGATGCGCGACAGCGTCGGCAGGCCGACCTTGAGCGGTGGAACAGACTGCGTACGGCGTGCGCGATACTGATACAGCCGCACACGAGTAAGCGCGTAACGCCGCAGATGTTGATACCGTTAGAGGAGATAGACGCCCCGGCGAAGGCAGCGCCTCGGCGCGAGTGGACGCCGTCGACACGTCAGAGAGTGGAAGAATTAATGAACAGAGAAAAGTGAAAGGCTATGAGATACGGGATGCCCTATATGGGGAGTAAGAATAAGCTGGCCGAGCGTATAGTGGCGCTGTTGCCTAAGGCGGAGCATTTGTATGATGTATTCTGCGGCGGCTGCGCACTGGCGCATTGTGCGGCGTTAAGCGGCAAGTACGAGCATATCCACATCAACGACATAAGCGATATGCCGAGGTTGTTTGTGGATGCCGTAAGCGGCAAGTACCACGATGAACGGCGGTGGATAAGCCGTGAGGATTTCTTTGCGCTGAAAGACGGTGATCCGTATGTGCGTGCGTGTTGGAGCTTCGGCAATAACGGGCGGAGTTACCTATACTCGCGCGAGACAGAGCCGTACAAGCGAGCTGTGCATGTGATGCTGACGGCTGACAGCGTGCGCGAGCGCCGTGTGGCGTATAAGGAGGTTGTGCGGCTGCTTGTACCGCTAATCGGGAGTAAGACGGCTGAGAGCTTAGGCAATATGCAAAGTCTGGAAAGTCTGGAAAGTCTGGAAAGGCTGCAAAGGCTGGAAAGTCTGCAAAGTCTAGAAAGGCTGTTTACAATGAGCAAGGGGGATTATCGGGATTTGGAGATAGCGGAGGGGAGCGTAATTTACGCCGACCCGCCGTATGCGACTTCAACAAAGACGGGCGATGATTACGGGACGGCCTTTGACCATGCGGCGTTTTATGACTGGTGCGAGGCGCAGACGCAGCCGCTATATATAAGCGAGTACACGATGCCCGAAGAGCGCTTTGTATGTGTGGCGGAGTGGAATGTGGTAAGCTTCATAAGTCCCACGAATAATAGATGTAAGCGTGTCGAAAAGTTGTGGATGCCGAGGGGGCAGTTATTGCCAAGGTAGTTTGCAGGAACGGCCTTTTGTCATAGTGTAAATGAGCCAACAGAACGCGACAACGCCGAAGAACGCTAAGGGATTATGCCACAAGAGCCACCACAATTTGCAGATTAAGTCCCAAATAGAAGAGAAGAAGCCCTCAATAATAGGATGTAAAAGCAGTATCATGATGTTTATAGGTATTTGATGATTGTGCAAATATAGGCAAAGAGAAGCATAACGGAGCATCTACGATTAAGAATAAGACATATTGACCAATAATAAGTAAAATGGCAAAAAATATAACGATAAACTTCAAGACCATATACGACGATAAGGGCATAAAGTCGGCGGCAATGTCGCTGTCCGATTTGGACAAAGTCGTTAAGAACGTACAAAGCTCCGTTGATAAAGCGGGTGCAAATATGGCCGCTTCATGGTCGGTAATGGCCGAAGGTTTTCAGCGAGTGAATGATATGCTTATGTCGATGGCGTCGGCGTACGAGGAGGCCGAGTTGAACGCTACGCGCCTGGATGTGGTAATGAAGCAGCGTATGAAGGCCACCAACAGCCAAGTGGAAGCTATCAAGGCGCTGACCGAAGCGGAGAAAGCGAAGGGCGTTATTGATGACGACATACAGCTGGCGGGAGCGCAGCAGCTGGCTACGTTTTTGCGTCAACAATCGTCGTTAGCTACGTTAGTGCCGGCGATGAATAACCTTGTGGCGCAGCAGAGGGGATATGCCGCGACCTCGCAAGATGCCGTCAATGTTGCCAACCTTATGGGCAAAGCGATGATGGGACAGACCACGGCGCTGCGTCGCGTGGGCATCACCTTTGACGAAGCGCAGGAGGCCGCCATCAAGAACGGCAACGAGCAGGAACGCGCGGCGATGCTGGCGCAGATTATCACCGACAATGTCGGTCAGATGAACGAGGCGTTGGGCAAGACGCACTCCGGCCAAGTCGTACAAATGCGCAATAACTTCGAGGATCTGAAAAAGGCCGTCGGGTCGGTGGTAAGCTCCATAGCGCCATACCTCAGTGTCGGAGCGGCAGTGTTCAATATAGCAGCCGGGTGGAAAGCGCTGAGTGCGGCAGTCACGACTGCGGCAAAGGCCTACTGGGGACTGGTCACGAAGTTATACACGGCGACCAGTGCGATGCTGGCCAATACGCGCGTTGCAAAACTCTGCGCCGGCGCGATGAAAGCGGCCGGGGTAAGTGCCCGCGCCTTTGGTGTGGCCATACGGGGCATCATGGCGGCCTCGGGTGTGGGGCTGGTGTTGATGGGCATTTCGGCGGCTTTCGAGGCGTTGACGGGCAAGGCCGACGAAGCGGCCGAGAAGCAGCGCGAAGCGGCCGAGGAGGCGGCACGCGTGCGCAAAGAGTACGAGCAATGGAAGAAGTCGCTAACCGATGTAGGGCAGGCCACGGGCGAGTATGCGGCCAAAGAGTTGTCGTCAGTCGAGCAGCTGTACAAGAAAGCCACCGACCTTGAAGGGACGTACAAAGATCGCCACCAAGCCGCCAGACAGCTGATAAACGATTACCCGACCTATCTGGGTCAGCTGTCCGAGGAGGCTATCATGACCGGCAAGGCTGCAGGGCAGTATAGAAAGCTACGCACAGCCATCCTACAGGCAGCCGAGGCACGCGCCATCCAAAAGAAGTTGGAGGGCAACTATGCCGAGATAATCGCCAACGAGGAGACGATGCGGGGCTACGAGTGGGCGAACGGGCAGAAATGGACTTCAGGTCAGAAAAAACTATACCAAGGTGCGGTGGCTGCGGCTAATGCCACAGAGAAGAAGATGAGAGAGACAGGATACATGAAGACGGACCCGATGACGAACGCTATCTATCGCGAAGAATATTCGTTGACGGACATCCGAGAAGCGAGGGTGAAGGCTTTCAACGACTACTATGCCGCACATGCGAAAGACATAGGCGGAAAGGATTATAGGAAGATCAAGGGGACGCAGGATGAATATGCGCGGCTACAGCAGAGGAACAGCGATCTGCAGGCTGCGAATACCAGACTGACCGACCGCTTATCCGACATCCATGTGGACCCGGTTATCGAACACGGTGCGGGCGGATATAAGCCCGTCAAGACAACGCCCGTCAAGACAGAGAAGCCGTATACACCGCCGGCCAACCTTGCGGAGATACAGAGCTACGAGGAGCTGAGCAAGGCCATACAGTATTACGGTAAGGTCAAGGACACGGCCACCACAGACGCCGACCGACTGAAGGCACAGCAGACTATTGACACCCTCGAAGATATGCGCAAGGCATGGGATGCCGCATCGTCCACCGCCGAAGCCTACGAGCCGCCTACGGATATAGCCGACATCCGCAGTATTGACCAAGCCAATGAAGCGCTGACGTATTACCGCAAGGCCTTTGATGCCGCCACCGATGACGCCGAGCGACAGCGGTTGCAGGGCCTTATCGACAAGATTGAGACGCTAAAAAAATCATGGACCGGCACGACCGAAGCCGTCAAGACCGACACGCCGCGCTGGCGTCAGAGTTTGGACAGCATCCGTGCCGACCTCGATAGAATATATGCGCTGCCGCCGAAGCTGTGGAAAGTAGAGGTGAAGGGTATGGGCTTTGATGGCATCACTCGCCAAATCAAGGAGTTAGAGAAAATGAAGTATATGCCCGAGGTCAATGCCGACGACCTCAAGGGCATAGACGAGACCATATCGCGACTGAAAGAGATGCGAGCCGTATCGCTGTCAGGTATGGAAGTATTCAGCGGACTATGGGGCGCCACAAAGGGGCTGCAAGGCGGCATCCAGTCCGTGACCAAGGCGGCATCCGAAGACGCCACCGCATGGGAGCGTGTCAGTGCCGTAGTCGATGGTGCGATGCAGATGTATCAAGCGATAGCACAGATGATAACGGTTGTAGATATGGTCAACCAAGCTGCGTCGGCCAACAAGCAGGCCACCTCGGCGGCGAATGCCGCTGCGGCCACCTCCGAAGCCGCTGCCAATGCTACCGCTGCCGCCACGAATATAGCTTCGTCCGAAGCCGAGGCCACTGCCGACACCACCGCTGCCGCAGCCAAGATGTTCAAGGCGCATTCGTGGATACCCTGGGTAGGCGTGGCACTGGGTGCTGCGTCCGTGGCTACGATGCTGGCTACGATGTTCAGCCTACCTAAGTACGCGGAGGGCGGCATCGCCTACGGCCCGACGGTCGGTATGTTCGGCGAGTACGCCAACGCCTCCACCAATCCAGAAGTCGTAGCACCGCTCGACCGCCTGCGTACGCTCATACAGCCGCAGGGCCTCGGGGGTGAAGTTGAGTTCAAGATAGAAGGACGCACTCTACGCGGCATCCTCAACAAGGTAGACAATCATAACAGTCGGATATAAGACAATGGCACAGAACACATATACGGGCGAGTTCCTCGGCATACACGGGACGCGCTGGAAGATAGAGATTACGGGCGAGGGCGTGCCCGCCGAGGGCGGCACGCTGACCTTTGCGGCCGACCCCGCCGCCGAACTCGAATGGAAAGAGACCGAGCCGATAGACCCGGTATGCGGTGCGGCGCTGACGCTCCACCTCATAAGTGAGAGCGACAGACAATTCCTGCCGCTGTATACCACCAAGGTAGGCGCTGTCCGTTGCAACGTGTATCGCGACGGGGCGTACTACTGGACCGGCTGGCTTGATACCGAGCAGTACGAAGAGCCGTACAGCACGCTGAGCGGTTACGAGGTGACACTGACATTTAGCGACTTCGCCGCACTAGAACGGCTGAAATGGGCTGTGCCACAAGGACGGATGTCGTTGCGCAATATTATCAATGCGTGTATTGACCGCATCCATATGCGCCCCGACCAGTCACAGCAATGCGTCACGCATATAGCCACTATGTGCGAAGGCAAGGTCATAGACCTGACTACGCTCGGTATAGACTGCGCCAACTTCTACAACGAAGACGGCGAGGCGCAGACACTGTCGGACGTGCTCAAGGCCGTACTGCAGCCCTTCGCGCTGCGCATAGTACAGCGTAACGGCCGGATACACATATATGATCTGTGTTCCGTTTTGGACGAAGCAACGGATGCTATCATGGAGGGAAGCGCCAATGTCTACTGGGATGCCGACGACCAAACCCTGAGTATGGGCAAGGTGTATAATAAGGCCACGGTGACATTTTCGCAATACGCCGAGATCAACCTTTTAGATGGGACCATCGATACCGACATCCTGCCCGATACCAGTGGGACGGGCGGATATAAATACATGACAGGCAACGATAAGAGGGCGCTGACCACCGACCCCGAAAAATCATTTTTGGACGGCTTTCGTCTATATATCGGCACGGATGGGACTTTTGCCGGACAACAAAACACATTAGGCATCACAGATGCGGGAGTGGCCAATCTGCCACTCAAGATGATAGAGCCGTCCTGTCGCTGGATGCGCATCAAAAGTATATACAGCGGTAGCGACTGTATGGGTATACTCGCCGGTGCGCTATCTAATGATGTCACCACGGGCACTACCGCCTATAAGTCCGACCTGTGGTCAGGCATGTCTTTTCAACAATGGGACGCCAAGACCAAGACTTCACACGACCTATTCTGCGTAACAGGCGCGTACATATACGGCCAGACGCAGCCGACACAGGCGCTGAAGCTGACAATGGATGTGCTTTTCGATGTGCGGTATAATCCCTTCGAGAGTGCCGCAGTAGAGAACGAGGAGGGCAACTGGGGGCGTTTCGAGCGCTGGCTCAATTTTGCGTATATCCCCGTGAAGCTCGAGATACTGGACGACAGTGGCAAGGTAATCGCGCACTATCAAGAGACTGTCGGCGCCGAAGATTATAAGCCCTCGGGCACATCATGGCAGCCGGGCGAGGCCAAGTATTCCGACTTCCGCCTGAGTTACTACGACTGGACCGACCGAAAAAGCAAGACCGGTATGGGCGGATGGGCCACCAATAAGACCACCATAGGCTGTTATAAGAAAGACCTGCCCGCAAATTACGAAAAGCGCGGAACGGGCGTAGTTGTCGAATGGCCGACATACTCGGGAATTCTTCGTCTGACCGTCTGCGGTGGCGTGTTCGCCAACACCGATACCGTGCCCGAGACAGGGCGCACTAACGGAGATAACCGCGGTTGCATAGCTCGGTGGCTGGCGTACAAAGACCCGAAGATCGTAGCCGTGAACCTCAATGGCAAAGAGCCGGGGGACGACATCACTGGCGATATAGTAACGGCTGCATGGCTCGACCGCAACGCCGCTGACGAGACTTCGGTAGATCTGACGGTAGGCGTGGCCAACACATCGCTGGCACGCGGAGGGCTGCGCGGATGCGCCTCCGGGCGCTTCACCCGCTACGGCCACAGCGGCACGTTGCAAGAGCTGCTGTGCGGCACGCTGTTTTCGCAACACGCGACACCCTCGCTGGTGTTGACGGGGCAGGCAAGGCTGCGCCCCGAGTTCGGATGTGTGACGGACGCCAACGCGGGCACACGTGGCTTCCTCGCACTGTCCGAAGTACAAAACCTTCGCGCCGACACGGCTGACGTGAAGCTCGTAGAGGTACAGCCGGAAGATTACGAAAAACTCGAATATACGGACCACGATTAACAAAAGGTTATGGCAAAAAAAACGTACACAGTCAAGACATTTACGCAGACCGCGACACCGCGTGCAGCACGTCTGCGCGGTACAGCGGTGACAGTAGGCCGCACGGCTGGCGCGATAGTCGGCTCGGGTGACGGCCACAGCCACCCCAACAAGACATTTTTGGACACGTTAGGCGACGATATAGCCTCCACAGAGGACGGCGGCGCCGCCACACGGCGTATCAACCTCAGCGCCGACGGCAGCGCCTACATCGAGTACAACGCCGACACCGGCTGCCTGATGTGCAGCGTCCCGATAGCATCGCGTGGAGACGTAGCGGCTTTTAACGGGGGCGAAGTTCCCGGCGGAGGCACTTCGGGCGGCGGTGGCGGCAGCGACTACAACCGTCTGGACGCATGGACCGACTACGACAGTACCAAGGCAGGGTATGTGCTGTCAGCACTGTTAGGCATTGACCTGAATACGCGTACCAAGACCAACGCCGATGCTATAGCGTCACTGACCGAGGCTATAGCCGCGCTGGCATCCACCGCGTGGGTCAAGACCCAACTTGCCGATTACTTCAAAAAAATGCCCGAATTAGCCGAGACCAACGCCCCCGTATTCGTCCTAACGCTCGGCGGCATTGATGGCACATATTCCGTCGAGGCGGTAGACCTGACCAGCCACCCCGTGCCTCTAGCCACAGCAGCCGACAGCGCCACCACGGCCGACCACGCCACCGAGGCCGACCACGCCACTAAGGCCGACCACGCCACTAAGGCCGACCACGCCACTACCGCCGAGCATGCTGTTGAGGCCGACCACGCCACCGAGGCCGACCACGCCACCGAGGCCGACCACGCCACCGAGGCCGACCACGCCACTAAGGCCGAGCGTGCTGTTGAGGCCGACCACGCCACCGAGGCCGACCACGCCACTAAGGCCGACGACGCTACTACCGCCGAGCATGCTGTTGAGGCCGACCACGCCACCGAGGCCGACCATGCCACAGCAGCCGACCATGCCACAGCTGCCGATAGAACTACGGCGTTGGCAACCAAACGCAAGATCTACGGCCAAGATTTCGACGGTAGCGGCAATGTCGATGGCTGCCTCAAGCTGACGGGCAAAAACAACGGTGCCGGTCTATGGAGTACCTCAGTCGATCTGCAGGTGGTATGCACGCAGTCTGCTGGAGTTATATATAAAGCCGGTACAAAGGCGTGGGGACAGTCCACTTTTCAGGACGGGAATACGTACTTCTGGGTGGAAGACGGAGATACTCAGACGCATATCGCAACGTACACTCCTGCTGCATCGCTAATGTTATTCAAACCGCAACTGCGTGTGGATGGTGGTCTTATAATTTATGAGGGAGAAAAAATTTTCCTCAGCCATAACAAGACCGTATGGCTACGATATGACGCGACACGTGGTGTTATCGTTGCCAATAAACCGATAGTAACAGCCGGAGACGTCACCGCCTTCGACACACAAGCCGAATAAGATTATGATTACGATAACACAAGCCGCCAACCTTTTAGGCGAAAATACGCACAGCCTCAAAGCGTTATGCACATCCTCGAATATTAATAAATGGAGCGTGCGCAAACCAATAGCACACTCGAAAGTCGCCGACCTGACGGATGCCGAAGTACTGGCAGCCGATGCCGGAATGGTCTTTGGACAAAACCTGTACATATCTTGCTACTTCAGTGGATACAGGTTAATGACCTTACTGAAAAAAGGAGAGGACTGGACCTACACACCACCTACAGGCGCGTACCCGGGACAGCCCTGGCGACTGGGTGACTTCCGCGGCTACGTCCACCGCGCCGGCGCATGGATGACCGCACAGCTGGACGGAGACATCACCTTTGACGAACTCAGCCGCACCATCCGCTTTACTTTCGGAGGAGCAGACAGCATACAGGGGGAGACCGGCACGGAGGCGCTATCATGGCGCCAATGCGCCACATGGCGTGACTGCTACCCTTGCGTGTGCATCTTCGACAGCGCCGGCGACCTATACACCTACATCACCGGCGAACAGACCATAGGCACAGCCGCCGCCGACTTGACACTGACCTTCGGCACAGGCGGCATCACCTTAGTCAAAAATAAAAAGTATACATATCTGAAATGCGCCTGCACGGTGAAGCATACATCCATGACAGCCGTTACCGAGGGGACGCCCACCTTTGCCGCTATACCCTGCCAAGGCAAGGCCTACGGCTCACTGGTATACGCCGAGGCAGTCGTGTCGCTTACGGCCACAATTACGGGGCTGGCCACAGGCACGTCTGTACCAACGGCATGGACCTCGCCGGCGGCTTTTACCGGCATCGAGGAGGTAGGTCAAGAGCCTGACCGCTTCGCCCTATCCGCGGGCACGCTATGGCTGCGCGTAGTACTCGACAGCACGCAGTCCAATACGGGCTACACCATCAATGCGCTTACGGCCATAGCCTCGGCCACACTCGCCGGTGCTTACAACGCCACAGGCGCGGCCACACTCTATTCCGTAGCCGCCGATGGTACACTCACGGCCAAACCCTCGGCCGGCATCACCATACCGGCGAAGAGCTGTAAGACAATCGCGCTGGCGCTCGGCTACCTCATGGGCACAGACCCGAACGGGTCGGCCGGCCCCGTCACCGACACCTCGGCCACCTGCGCTACGACCTTCCGTCTGCGCTTCGGCGACGGCTCGACACTGTCGGCCTCCCCCGGATATATCCGTTTCAAAGTTAAATAACATCTAAAAAAAATAAACGATTATGACACAAACAATCCTTACAACATCCTATCGCATCACGCGCACCATCGGCGACTACAACGTCACTGCCGATGCCACCTATGGCGCGAACGGTGCACTGGTCACACTCGCCGGAGGCTACATCACTACCGCCGAGGGGGCGAATATGCCCATAGCCGCCTTCGACGGCTTCGGCGCATCCTTATCCATCTACTACAACACCACCGACAACCGCGCCGCCATTCTCGGCACCATCGAAGTATTTATCAACGCGATACAGACACAGCCATGACCATTACACACATTTTCCGCTGGGCGTTTGCCGGCATAGGTGCAGCGCTCGCCATCCTCGAGCCGACACTGCCGTATTTGTTGATATGCACGCTCGTAATTTTCGCCGATTGTTACACTGCGTGGAGCCTGGGCAAACGTGTGGCCAAGGCGCACCCCGAGAAGTCCACCAAGGATGGCCATAAGTTCCAGAGCCACCACTTCGGCCACGTGCTGCTGACGTTGATAAAAAGCTACGCACTCATTATCATGGCCTATTTGATAGACCGCCACATCACCGACAGCATCCCCATAGACCTGACCAAGGTAGCCGCAGGCGCTATATGTTTTTGGCAGATTTGGTCAATTCTCGAAAACGAGAGCAGCTGCAACGGCGCACGTTGGGCAAAAGTGGCACAGAAAATCCTTGTTGACAAGACCGCCCGACACTTCGATATTGACCTCGGCGGCTTAGATACTGATAATCAAAACAATAACACAAAATGAAATACTTCACTATCCCAGAGCTGACGCGTAGCGCCACCGCCGCACGCCTGCACATCGACAACACCCCCGACCGCGACCAAGTACGCTGTCTCGAATTATTAGTGAACAATGTGCTCGACCCTCTGCGTGCCCGCTACGGACGCCCTATCTACGTCACCAGCGGATACCGCTGTCGCCGCCTCAATGACGCCGTCGGCGGGGCTTACAACAGCCAGCATATGCTCGGCCAAGCCGCCGACATCACCGTGGGCAGCCCCGACGATAATCGACAACTCTACAGCCTTATCCGACAGATGCGCCTACCCTTCGACCAGCTTATCGACGAACACGGTATGCAGTGGATACATGTCTCCTACGGACCGCGACATCGCCGTCAGGCTTTTGCCATCAAACGCTGATGCCCATGCAACCGAAACACATCCTATTATGCGCGTGCGCGTGCGTCTGTGCGTGCGCATGCACGCGTACGATATATTTGCCCACCGAGACCGTACGCACCGAATATCGCGCCGATACGCGCATCATACGCGACACCCTGCGCACCTCCGATACCATCCGCATCGACCGCGCCGCCGACACCGTCCGCATCGACCGCACACACTGGCGCACACGCACCATACATGCCACCGACACCGTCATCCGCGCCGTCACCGACACCGTCCGCGTCAGCGTCTCCGTACCGCGCGAGCTGACATCCGCACAACGCCGATGGATAGTCCTGGGCAAAATCGCCCTCGGCCTACTGGCCGGTGCCCTATTAGCCGTTGGCATTTGGCTTTATCGCCGCATCCGCCGCTGAAAGGTTAAATAAAGTTAATACTTGAAATATTTCGTTGTATTATTTTGCAACATCAAAAAAAGTCGCTAACTTTGCAGTGTAAACAATAACCAATAGAGCCGGGGCGCCACCGGATAAAAAACGGCACAAGAATTATGAAAACTGCTTATGTTATTGACATCGCACCAACCACCTACAACGACCAGTATTACGAAATCAACTACCCGGCCAATGTCTACGAGACTGAAGCCGAGGCGCTCAAGGCGTTGGAAGCCTACAACGTCAACAACTGCCGTGACTGCTTCTGCAATTATGAGGATGAGGACGATTTCCTCAAGGTGTGGGTATCGGTCGCCCGTTGCGACTACGACCCCGAGGATATCGATGGCGAACCGGATGCCGGTGCGCTGCTCTCGGAGTCGGAGAAAATCACTAATGTATACACGAAGGAGTTCGTGCTCGGTGCTGACGAGGAGTGGTACGATGACAATCGCGGTGATGAATGCCGCTTCGGCGCTCACCCCTTTACCGATGCCGAAATCAAAGAGGGCAAAGGCGCGTCTATGACGCTGACCGATGCCGCCGGCAAGGTCATCAAGGCTGAAACCTATACTCGGAAGCCCGGTTACTCGACTTGGTCAACGGCCATCGGGCGCGTCACTCGCAAGGCTGTAGGCTCGGCCATCGCTCGCGCTCGCAATGCCGCAGGGCTTTCTGTTCGCGACCTCGCCGACCGCTGCGGTCTTGATGCCGGTCATCTCTGCCGTATCGAAAACGGACGCATGAATGTGACCATCGACACGGTCGCCAAAATCTGCGAAGCGCTCGGTCTGCGTCTTGAAGCAATACACGAATAGACATATCGACACACACGATAGGCGTCCGCTGTAGTTGTGAGACTATAGCGGACGCCTATCTTTTTTCCGATGGCGTGGATATGCTCACCGCTTACCGTACAGCACCCAGTCGAGCACTCGCCGATTGGCATCATCCACTTTCGATAAATCGAAATCGATATATATATCCGTCACCGTATTACCACCATGCCCCAGCGCGTGCGCAATCGTGTCACGCGGTATGTCCAGAGACGCCGCAATCGTAGCCCACGTGTGCCGCGCCCAGTAAGTTGTCAGACCCGGAAATGCTGCCGTCACCGTTTTCTTGCCACCAAGCCCGTGTCGCTCGCACTCCCCTATCGACTGCAGACCCCGGTTGCAACGCTTGAGGTAGTCGCGATAATCCCCGTAACGCTCCGACACATCCAGCAGATACTCCCGACCATGATATTTGTCGATAATGTCGGCCGCCTCCGGCTCCACCCTTATAGAGTACAGCCTATGCGTCTTCGCCCGATTATACTCCACACGCCCTTCCGTCGTTACACCGCGAAGTCCGCACATATCTACCATATTGATACCGCACAGCATGAACGACAGCAGCCACATATCGCGATGACGCACCTGCCAGTCTTCCACCGGATACTCCATGAACTCTCGCAACCTTTCTGCCGACAGTGACCGCTTTGGCGTTGCAACCGGGCGGATCTTGAAACGCCTAAACGGATACACCGACGTCACTTCCTCATCCAGCGCTCGATTGAACACCGCGCGAATATTCCGCAGATGGATATTCCGCGCATTCTTACTCTCAGACTGCGCCAGAAACGCCTCGAAGCGTGTCAGCCAATTATAGTCAATATCCTCAAACGATAGCGCCTCACACCCCTGCGGATCATACGCGCGGATGCGTGCCGCCGTCTGCGCATACAGCCCCTGCGTCCCACGGCTCAGGCCATAAGCGTACGCCTCAAGCGCCGGCATAAACGTACCCTCAACACCACCGCGTCCCAGTGCTCGCTCAACCGCACGCACACACATCTCCATCGAGGCCGACGGCACCTTTGCCAAAGCGCGTACAGCGTCATCCACCGCCTCGAAATACTGATCGAGTAGCAGATTTGTCTGCCGAGCATAGCGCCAGCGCCTATCCACATGCGCCGTACGCGCATCCCATACATCCGGTGGGATAGACAAATCCAAAGGGATGAACACACGACGCCCTTCATGACTGAGGGCGATTTTCAGACACGCGTTGCCGTCGGCGCGAAGCCGTCGGCTGTCAAGATAAAAAGTGAAAGAAGCCATAATAAAAATTGCCACAATCGTGCACCTGAACCGGTGAGATATTTCAACATCTCCGCCGTTGGCGTTAACATTTTTTCACCACACAAACGCGCAACGGATATGCGTCAGAATGCGTCAGTTTTGTGCACAACTTGTGTTTTTTTTAATGGCATTAGCCCGAAAAATAGCTCCAACACTAAATTTCTTCGCCTGTAAGCATTTGTTTTTCAATCTCTTACGTGTGAGCGGTAGACGGGGTTCGAACCCGCGACCCTCAGCTTGGGAAGCTATTTTCGAGGTAGCTAATGCGTTGATTTATAGTTTGTTATAGTTGTTGATTTTTGCAATGTACACACGCTGCTCACAGATTTTCGGCAACGTCGTCGGCAACGTCGTCGGAGACGTGGTCGGTCGGTGTGCCGGGATCGGGGGCGACTTCGTGGGTGACTTCGGGAGCGACTTCGTGGGCGGTCGGGGTGCCGGGTCGGTGGCCGGGGGCGTGGTCGGCGATGTCGGCGCCGAAGGGATGGAAGGTGGCTACGACTTTGGCTATGCCTATCAAGTCCTGACGGGACAGCTCGATGTCGGCATAGTCGGGGTTGAGACTATGCAGGGTCAGCGTGCCGAGGTGGTCGTCATAGGGGATATGGTCGGCATAGGACGTGTCGGAGTGGTCGGCATCGGGGGAGGTGGGAAGGAGTAGTTGTTTGACGAGGGTGCCGTCGGCGGTGGCGAAGAGGTAGACGGAGCCGCTACGCAGTGGATCGCCGCGATATAGGCGTCGGCAGTAGAGTGTGTCGCCGCTATGGATGAGCGGGAGCATGCTGTCGCCGGTGGCTGTGGCTGTGAAGTCGTAGTCGGGGGCGATGTCGAGGAGGTCGCGCCATGTGTCGGCTTCGGCTGGTATGGGGGCGATGTCCCAGGCGCCGGCGGCTACGTGTCCGCCATAATGCGGGCGCTGGGTGTGCGTGTCGGGTAAGACCATCGCGCCCTCGCCCGTCAATAGCCAGTCGGCGGAAATGCGCGGATAGGCTCGGGCAAACCGACGTGCGGTCTGTTCAATGCTGTACCCGCCTGACCCTTTCAGCATCTGCGATACGCCAGACTTTGATATGTGTAAGGCTTCGGCTATGTCCTGCTGCTTGTGTATTACTCCAATATCTTTCAGATAATCAATCGCTTGATGCAGTCTCGCTTGTGTATCATTATTTCCCATATCGTATAATTGTGGTTAAAACCTAAATAAAAGTTTAGGAAACTATTGCCCTAAACAAAAGTTTAGGTTAATTTTGTGGTCGAAAAAGTGCGCTAGAAAGTGCGCCCAAAGGTACGGAAAAAAGTGGGCTTTTTCAAGCGAACAATTAAAGACAACGAAAAATGGATATAGAGAAGAAAGAAGATTTGGTGCTGCGGCGCAACACGGAGTTGCAGGAGCAGCGGCAGGCACGCAACGCGGAGATTGCGGAAGAGTGGGAGAAGCTCCGCCGCATCCCCGGACAGAGCCGCGGGGAGATAGCGCGATACCTTGCGAAGAAGTATGGGCTGGTGTCGCAGTCAAGTGTGTATGAGATACTGCGTCAGCGACGTCAGGAAGGAGGTGCGGTATGATGACGGGCGACTATCCGAAGATTGACCCGAAGGGTCGTTACACTGCGGCGCAGGCTGGCGAGCTGCTGGGTGTGCACCGCAACACGGTGGGTAACTGGAAGCGTGCGGGGCTGATAAGCCCCCGATACTCGAAGCTGAATGGTCGGCCGCGTTATATCGGGTCGGACTTGCTGAAGCTATGGGAATGTGAGACGCGGTATATGCCGAAGAAGAGAGAGAGATGAATAATCGAAACGAAAAGAATAATGGGAATAATGAGAACGATGAAAGGCCGTAAAGGTGAGTGTGTATTGGCGTGGCTTCAAGTGGTAGTTATGGGGCTGATAGCGCTATGGTGTGTATATGGCGCGGTGCGTGCTATGGTGCAGCGTGTGGATGTGTTGGTAGTGGTCGGCTTTGGCATAGGCGCGTGGGCTGCATGGACGCTGACGCGGATGTCGATAGCGGAGATGCGCGAGGCGCGGAAGGAACGCTGAAAAGGATAGAGGCTGAGATGAAATTCTCGTGTGCGGTGGCGGAAATGGAAGGGTGGTCGATAGAGCCGTTCCTTGATGACATTGTCGCACTGGCTAATCGGTATAGGGCATGACGGAGGAGAGACGATACAGGCGCGGCTGCCTATACAGCGAGATGACGAATAAGGGCAGATGTTCGACCAAGTATGTCCGCGGAGCGAAGCCCGTCTACTGCTTCCGCTGGGTGGCCGAGATAGTGATCCACGGCAAGCGGCATCGGATGCGTAGTACGAACTACGACAACTGCCGGAGGTGGTTGGATGATATGATAGAGAAGGCCGGGCCGATAGAGTATTGGTCGCGAAAAGCATAACCATAGGGTAATATATATAGGTTTTTTCATGCAGTTTATGGTAAATCTGCCTATACCCGGGGGAGTTCGGGAGGATGTGAGCCGGGGTAAGGGCGGACGATGAAATGTGCGTTTTTTCATATTTCAAGGTGAGTTATAGAGATTAGACATTTTCATTGATGACCGGCAAGCCCGTGCGGGTGCAGCCGTCAGCCCCGGGGAAGTTCCCACCGCGCTACGGATCTTAGTCCGCCATAACGTCGAACGGCGCGGTTGTTCGGGCAGTACGGACACGGGGCACGAAATAATGTGGTAGTCGGCTGAGGAATGTCGAGAGACATAGACGCTGCCGATGACCATGGTCGAAAAAAGTAACATGGATTTCTGTCCATTGGTAAATGCTAAGTGCATGGAGGCGAGGCGCGCTGCAGAGGCAGCCCCCGAGGTGCAGGCCGAGAGGCCGCGGCTTCGAAGCGTCAGAGGCGTCGGCATATACTGATTTGTCACACTGTTTTGCATTTTCTTCCCGAAAAGCAAGCCGCCGCCTCAATTACCCCCGAAAGGGTGTGCGATAGGATAGCCGCACACTGAATGATATAGTCCGGCTGCAAGGCCGCGCTGTTAGAAATTTGGCAACGCTATGCGCGGTTCAACTCCGCGCCGGGGACAAAGATAATGTGGTATGTTGAATGTTGAATGCACACGGCAGGAGACGAACCGCGAAATACTAACAATCTAAATAATAATATTTTATGGAAATGACAATCAATGTGAAGGTGGACGTGAGCGAGCGCGTGATAGCGCTGGTGGCGCGTCTGCTAAGTGGGCGAGAAAGCGGTCCCGAGGCTGTGGCCATACTGACCGAGACAGCGCCTAAAGCGGCTGCCGAGGCTGTGACGGCGTCAGCGCCTAAAGCGGCTGCAGCACCGACCAAGCCGTTGACGGCGACGCCGACGGCATCGGCGACAGTCAAGGCGGCAAAGGCGTCAGTGCCTACAGCCGAGGACGTGCGTCAGGCGATGGTTGAGACGCGCAAGCGTATCATAGGCGAAGGCTGGGATGACCCCGAGAGTGACGCATACAAGTTCTACCATCGGACGCTGGTGTCGATGTTCAAGACGACAGCAACGCTGCACGGGGCACCGAAGCCGAGCCAGTTGGCCGAGGACGAGCGTCAGGCGTTTATAGACGATTTGGCGCAGATCCGCAAGGATGACAAGGGCAAACTGACGTCTGACTATGCGGACGGGCCGCTGCCTTTTTAGAAACTTATATGAATATGGAAACTCTAAGAATAATGGGAACGATGACGAATAATGAGATGATGACACGGGCGCACTCGGTGCTGTCGCCGAGTGGCGCGGAGAAGTGGCTGAATTGCCCCGGCAGTGCGCTATTAGAGAAAGCCATTGCCGAAGCTACGGGAGACGATGGCAGCAGCGATGCGGCTCACGAAGGCACGGTGGCACATGCGTTGGCAGCCGAACGCGTGAGTGTGCGGTTAGGCATAGATATGCCCGGCGAACGCGACACGGTGTTGACGGTGGCATACGCCGCCGGCGAGGTCACCGGCGAGATGGAAGAGTGTGCTGACGCCTACGCGGCGTATATCGGCGGAATGTATGACGAGATGAAGCAGTGCGGAGTGGTGTCTGTGGATATAGAGCAACGTGTCGATCTGGCGAGTGTCGCCCCCGGGTGCTTCGGAACGGCCGACTGCATCCTCAGAGGCGAGGATGTCGAAGGCGCAGTGGTGCATATCATCGACTACAAGTATGGTCAGGGCGTCCGTGTCGATGCAGAGCTGAATTCACAACTGATGCTGTATGCCTACGGTGTGTTGCGCGGAGTGGCCGATGATACTGCAGTCGTATTGCATATCGTGCAGCCTCGCGTGGCGCATGGCGTGAGCCACTGGCGTACGACAGCCGGTGATATACGTTACTGGGTGCTGGGGACGGCGCGTGCGGCGGCCGCTGCGGCGTTGCAGGACGGTGCCGAGTGCCGTGCCGGCCAGTGGTGCCGCTTCTGCCGTGCGCGCAGTTGCTGTAAGGCCTTGCAGGTGCGGTCAACGGCTACCGGCATGCCGGATGTGCGCCTGATTAGCGATGAGGACTTAGGGCGAAACGTGCTGCCGCTGATACCTCAGATGCGTGCCTGGCTGTCGGCGGTAGAAGACTACGCGCTTGAGCGCGCGATAGGCGGGGCCGTGATACCCGGGTGGCGTGTAGGCCATGGTCGCAGCGTGCGACGTATAACCGACCCCGCCGAGGTGCACAAGCGCCTTGCGGCCGCAGGGTATGATGACAGCGACATCGTCAAGCCCGAGGAGCTGGTGAGCCTGACCGAACTTGAGAAGATCGTCGGGCGCAAGAAATTCGCGATGCTGTGTGCCGACCTGATCGACAAGCCCGAGGGCAAGCCGAAACTCATGCCGACGGCCGATGACGAGGCCGGCGACTTCAAGAAAATCGCCGACTAATGGCAAAAAAAAAGTCCAATAATAATCAACCAAAATAACGCAATTACGAATTATGAAAAATCTAAAACGAGTAGGCGGCAAGGTGGTCTTCGGCCCGGTACGCCTGAGTTATGTACACCTTTTTGAAAAATACGCTTTCGAGGGCGAGGATAAGGACAGCGCGAAGTACATGTGCAGCGTGCTGATCCCGATGAAGGAAAAGGCCGCGCTGAAAGCCATAGACGAGGCTATCGAACATGTGACCGCGGAAGCCGTGGCGTCCAAATGGCGCGGCGTGCGACCCAAACGCTTAGCGACTCCGCTGCGCGATGGCAACGAAAAGGAGGGCGCCGGTGATGAGTACACCGATGTGATGTACTTCAACGCCAAGAGCAGCCGCCGAGTGGCCGTTGTAGACCGCGACTGCGAGCCGCTGACCGACCCCGAAAGCATGTACAGCGGCGTATGGGCGAATGTGTCCGTGACGTTTTTCGCCTACGACGTGAGCGGAAATAAGGGCATAGGCGTAGCGCTGAACTCCGTGCAGAAGGTGCGTGATGACGAACCTTTCGGGGGTAGCACAGACGGCAGCCGCGACTTCGACGACTTCGGGACGGACGATGATGACCTATAAGCGAGAATTAAGGGCCTTAGGGTCTTTAAGGTCTTTAGTGGCCTTAGAGCCCCTAAGGCCCGACTTTCCTACAATCTAAGACGAAACAGAGATGAGACTGAAATTCACGATAAGAAACAGTAGCCGTTATGCGCGGATGCTCGAGACGCTGGAGCCGTGGGCACTACTGGATGCGCTGCGGTGGGGTGTAGGCATGCGTCAGGTGGCGAGTACGGATATGGTCAATACCGATGTGTGTACGCGTACAGAAGACACGTTGCGGCTGTCTGAGTACGAGCGCGAACGTGCGATGCATGTGCCGACAGTGGAGGTGCGCGTACAAGGACCTGTGAGCCTGATAGTGTTCGAGTGGGCGGAC